TCTTTAATGTTTTAATATTTTCATATGTAGTTCCATCACTTAATATTGCTAAATCTTTAATACCAGTATCTATACCAACTTCACTACCAGTTTTATTAAAAGGTTTATGATTTACTTCACAAGTAATAGAAACATAATATTTACCTGTTGTTGATTTAGATATAGTAGCAAATAATATTTCACCTTCTGGGTTGAAAAAACTTTCTGGTCTGATGGATGGTTATTTTGTTTGTTCTATTGGTGAAGCAAATCCAAACACCGTTAAACAATACATTTTAACTCAAGGTTAGAATTGCTTTTTGTCAAATTCATCTAAAGATTTGTGTGTTTTCTTTGATGGGTTATATAAAAAAAATCCCTCCTATAAAGAAGGGATTTGAATATATTATGGATATGCTATTCCACAGGTTTTCAGGTACTTATAAAGAACCCCCGCGTCTTCATAATTTTCCTGATATATTAGATTCCTCATTTTCTTAATTAAGTTTTCATCATCATCATAATATGAAAAAATTTTATTGTCAATTATATCTACAATAACTCTCTTTTTTTCATAATCATACCCAACACTATATTGATTATCAATCTTTGATATATCAAAGTTATAATTTGTTTTTTTCTTAAAGTTTTTTGTTTTATTTTTTTTAACATTGGATAGTTTTTTCAACTGGTCTGACTCAATTATCATTTTCATAAATTCATCGGTAAACGCGTTTTTTGTTGTTAGAAAATTGTAAAGTTCCTCTTTTGTCAATACTTCCATTAAGGATTGGAAGTTCTCTCTGAATTTAGTTGTTGCCATTTTATTAATATTTTTTTTTAATTGTAAATAATATTAATTGATATTTTCCTCCTTTCGTTATTTTTTAAATTTTAAATTGTGGATATATTTTTATTAATTCATCATAATGTACAATTTTCCATAATGAATTATATAATATTTCTCCAGTAAGTTTATCATTTTTATCATAAATAGTTATAGGTCTTCCATTTATCATATCATCTATTTCATTTTCATCTAAAGGTATAAAATCATATGGTTTCCATCCACTAGTAAATTTACCATTGAATAGTTTTGAATTACCATCTCTTATTTCATTTAGAGATAAATATATACTCCCACCTGAATGTCCTTTAACATAAGTAAAATTTTTAATTGGCTCTTCTTCTTCATAATCCCAATCATCAAAATCTATACTTTCATTTAACTTATTTATAACTATTTTATCAGTAAAATATAAATTGTCAAATTCATTATTATTAAATATTTTAGAATCATCTACACTATATTCAATAACAATTTCTTTAGGATATAAAACTGAATGGTGCCGTTCTGGTAAAAATTTATGAATTATTATATTTTCAAATGTTAATTCATTATTTTCATATGGATTATAAACACTTATTGTTTTACCAACGATATTACCATTTAACCAATCTAAAAGTCTTTTATAATTCTTAAGAGATTTATATACATCATTGATTATGAATGAATTAAAATCAAATGGTTCTTCTTCTTCCCAGTCCCAGTCATCAAAATCAATCTCCTCAAAAAGTTTTAAATATTTCATAACTCAAACTTTATATTACCAAATAATTCAACCAAATAACTATACTTAAAATATCTCTCATATGGTTTATGATCATAATCATTACTAACGAGTGTCATATCACTTTTTATATTATTAATAACATCCTGGTCATCAATAAAATCAATATCTTCTTCATCTTTTACCAATGATGTATAGTCAAGAACACAGATATCATATCCATTTAGATTAATTACTTTATAATGTATCTTATCCATATATTTATCAAAATCTTCATATAACCCAACAAAAAGATAATACTTTTTATCTATTTTTAAAATGGGGAGGATTATATAATCACCCGCATCACTAGCCCACATTATATAAAAATCATAATCATATTTCTCATTCTCCTCGTAATCCCAGTCTTCCCAGTTTATCTTTTCAAATAATTTTAAGTATTTCATATTCTAAATTGTGGATATATTTTTATTAAGTTTTCGTATGTTACAGATTTCCAATTTTTACTCCAGTTGTTAATTTCCCCATCAACCATATTATCTCTATCATAAATATCTATACTTCTTCCATTTTTTACCTCATTAAGTTGAGAATCTGTTAATGGAATAAATTGTGATGGTTTCCAACCACTAGTATGAATACCATTGAATAATATTACATTATCATTATCATCTTCTCCAAATGATATATATACTTGTCCAGCACCCATCACATAAGTAAAATCTGATTCTTCTTCAAACTCCTCGTAATCCCAATCAGATTCATCAAAATCAATATCTTCAAATAGCTTTAAATATTTCATATCTCCACAAGATTTATTTTCTTACCTTTCTTCTCCATCTTTATTTCTTCAATACTAGAATCACCCCACCAAGATAACTTCTTATTATCCTCTTCAACCTGTAATAAATAATATCCTTTATAATATGTGTGTGTAGATGGTGTAAATCAATCTCCTCAAATAATTTTAAGTGTTTCATAAATCTATATAGTAATTTATAAAAATAAAAGAATTATGTTTGACTAATTGTACTATTTGGAAAATCTGGTTGATTGTCTCTGTACCCCCTGTCTAGTGGTATATCAAAGATACTAGTTGGTTCGTCTTTATGTTCATCTCTTGTTTCCCAGATAATATCTATGAAATTATATCTAAAAGTTACTGAAAATGTTTTTTCACCAACTTCCTGTTGTTGATAACTCATTCTGAGTTCTGATAAGGATTTGGTTATGATTTCTTTAAATAAAATAGTGTAAATTAAATCACCTGTTTTATCCAATATCTGTAACGCGAAATAAGGAATGTAATTTTCTCTATTATTTTGATAAAAATTAAGTAAAACCTCCATTAAAATAAAATAATTCATATGGGAGTCAACCGAACGAAAAGTTATATCTAACTCATTTTGAAACTTATCAAAGATATTGCCAGTTTCTTTCCATTCTATTTTTTTACCTTTCCAGAATGTCTGTTCTTTTGTATCAAATGATAAGGACGGGAAAACAATCTCTTTTATTGTACTATTGATATAATCAATTACACTATCATACACCATATGATTGTTGTCAATAACACTTTGGAATTTTAATGTTAATTCTTCATCAATGAAATCTGTCGGTAGTAAAAATATGAATTGGTTGTTTTGACTATTGAGCCTCATTTTATTTTATTTTTCCTTTATATATTAATTAAAGTGAGTTAGAATTTTATACTTTCATTTTTTACTATATAATAGAAAAAACAATCTCTATGATAGTAAGTGATATAACATCCAAAAAAGTAAGTAAAGGCAGTCATTTAAATATACTTACGAAATGTGATATATGTGAAAAAGAAAAAGAAATGGAATATAGAACATATTATAAAATAACAAATAAACTAAAAGATAAATATTATTGCCATAAATGTTCTAGAATTAAAGTAAAGAAAACCAACTTGGAAAAATATGGTGGTGTATCTCCTATGAATAGTAAAAAAACTGTTGAAAAAATGATAAAAACTAACTTAGAAAAATATGGTGTTGAACACTCTTCACAATTAGATGAATTTAAAGAAAAACAAAAAATAACAAATAATGAAAAATATGGATATGACACCCCATTACAAGATATTGAATTAAGAAAAAAGGGGATGGTAAAAAAATATGGAGTTGAATTTCCATTACAACATAAAACCATTAAAGATAAATTTGAAAAAACAAATATTGAAAAATATGGAGTTAGAAATGTATGGAAAAACAAAGAAATAAGAGAAAAAATAAAGAAAACAAATATTGAAAAATATGGATTTGAAATTCCATCAATGTCTGTTGAAATAATGGATAAAATAAATGAAACAAAAAGAAAAAATCTAATTGATAAATATAAAAAATATAATGTTATTGATTATGACATGAAAAATAAAGAATTAATAATTCATTGTGAAAAAAATCACAAATATAAAATATTTTATACTATGTTTTATCATAGAATAAAATTAAATACCGAATTATGTACAATTTGTAATCCAATAAGTTCATATTCTAATTCTGGATATGAAATTCAATTACAAGATTTCATTAAAGAAAATTATAAAGAAAATATATTATTTAATGATAGATCATATGGAAAAGAATTAGATATCTATATTCCTGAATTAAAATTAGCGTTTGAATTTAATGGAATTTATTGGCACAATGAATTAAATAAACCTAACAATTATCATCTAAATAAAACAGAAATATGTGAAGAAAATAACATTCAATTAATTCATATTTATGAGGATGATTGGATTTACAAGAATGATATTGTTAAATCAATGATATTAAATAAGTTAGGAAAAACTGAAAATAAGATATACGGAAGAAAATGTGAAATTCGTGAAATAATAGATAATAAATTAGTTAGAGAGTTTTTAGGGAAAAACCATATTCAGGGATTTATTGGTTCAAGTGTTAAAGTAGGATTATTTTATGAAAATGAATTAGTTAGTTTAATGATTTTTGGAAAGAGATTTAGTGGATATGAACTATTAAGGTTTTGTAATAAACTAAATACAAATGTTGTTGATGCGGAAAATAAATTATTCAAGTACTTTATTGAAAATTATAAACCAAAACTCGTAACAACTTACTCGGATAGAAGTTGGAGTAGAGGAAATTTGTACAAAAAATTAGGATTTGAATTTGTTGAAAAAACTGAACCTAACTATTATTATGTTATTGATGGAATAAGACATAACAAGTTTAATTATAGGAAAGATAAATTAGTTAAAGAAGGATTTTCTTCTAATAAAACCGAACACGAAATAATGATGGATAGAGAAATTTATAGAATTTATGATAGTGGAAATTTAAAATTTGAATTACACATTCATAATAAACACTTTAACGCCAGCGTTAGGAATAGCTAAACATTTTCCATCCTTCATTTGTTCCATAACCCACTTATGTCTCATCGGTTCTCTATGTTTAACTACTCCAGAATCTAACCAATAATTTACAAAACCTCCTTTAGAATATCCCACAAATTCAAATCCCATTTTATCTAGGGAATCTCCTAAATTGTGATCATAATCTGAATAAAATTTTATTGATTTAACATCTATTATATTTTTACCTATTTGTAAGGACTTATAATTATTTAGGAAATGAGCTAGTAATTTAGAAGCTCCACCAGTAATATGAAAAAATCTTTTTGTACCAACTCTGATAATTTCAATAACTCCATCATTTTTTCCAAAATAATTTTTACCAAAAGTATATAACATTAGAAGAGTATCTGTTGTTATTCCATTTTTTTCTTTTTTAGGATATAATCCTAGATTTAAAGAAGCGCCTCTTTTTCCATAAAAACAATTTTCAATTTCAAACTGTCTAGCTTCTTTCGAATCCACAACCCTAATTTCACAATCTCTAGCGTAAAATTTGTTTGGTGTTTTATCAGCGGAATGTAGTATATAAGATTTCAAAATTTCTTTTTTGTTTATATCATTCCATTCAAAATCTTTTATCCATAATTTAAATGAATTATTTTCAGTCTCTGCTTCATAGCTTAACTTAAAGAAAAAATCTTTGGCAACTCCAGGTATTCCATATTTTGGATATGATATGGGATATTGAATAGATGGAACATATTCTATTTCATACGAACGGTGTTCAGGATTATTGAACCATAAACAAAAATTAGAATATTCTGTACTATATTCGACATTATTATCATCTAGGAATTTTTTAATTTCATTAATATTTTTAATGTCATCTGGGCTATATGAACAATTCATAAATTTATAGTTATTTTTACAAAATATAGTGGTGGTTATATAAAAAGTTTAAAATATATCTGTTAAGATTTCTAATTACGATATCCAATCTTCAAGAACACCTATCATCGCGTTTACAATTCCTTCACATCTTGCAATAGTTAATTTTAGTGGTTGATTATAATTCTCTATATTTCTTTTAATATCTAAATATTCATTGTAATCTCGTAATCCTTCTTTTATAAGTTTTTTTAAAAAATAATCTTCTTCATCTATTTTTAAAAAAATAAAATAATCTAATTTTTCTAAATCTGATTCATTCAGTATTCCAAGTTTGTTTCTTTTTGATAAAATTTCAACTTCCTTTTTATTTAAATGATATTTCTCATCTCTATCAGGTTGAATTTCATCTTCCCAATCAAAATCATTTTCATCAAAATCAATATCTTCAAAAAGTTTTATATGTTTCATTATTTTAATTCTATTTTTAATCTAATAAATTCAACAATTCTTTTTTCAAAATATCTTTTCTTTCATCCAATAACTCTTGACAATATGATGTGTTAAATTTAATACCATCTAAAAAATTTATCTGCATTGGTACTATTTCTTCTATAGTTTTATTCCATTCCTCAGCTAAAGACATAACAATATCCATATATCCTTCACCTTTTATTCCACCAACTAAATCAGAATCTCTAATAATTTTCTGTAAGATATTAAGTTCTATATCTTTATGTGGAAATTCAGTTGAGCCAAGTATATCTATAACATTTTCTCTATTTATATCAATTTCATACTTATCTAAAAAATCATTAAGACCTTTAATCGCTAATTCAATATTACCATCATCTTTCAATTTTCCTCCAGAGTGATTAAAATCGTGAAAAATAGCGGCTAATCCCAACTCATATCTATCTTCTGATGTTAAATTATATTCATCTTTATACATATCAAATAATTCTAGTGAAGTATTAAAAACAAAAAACATATGTTTATTATTGTGATAAGGATTTGAATTACCTTCATTGTTTTCTACAATATACTTATACGCTTTTTCAAAAATATCTTCTGATAAGTTTAATTTCTCATTAAAAGTCTTTAAGTACTTCATTATTTTATTTTTCTTTTATATATTAAAATAAATTTGTTAGAATTTTATCAATATTTTTAATTTTATAATAAGGTATTCTTATCAATTTTATATTATTATTTGAGCAAAATTCTGTTTTGATTTTATCATATTTCTTTTGAGTTTCAAATCTTTTATCTCCACCAAAATTGATAATGGATTTATAATGTTGTTGGCCATCATATTCTATACATACATTTTTTTCAGGTAAATAAAAATCAAATAACATTTTTCTACCATTTGGAGATAAACAATCATCAAAAGTTTTTTGAAATTCAAATAATGTATTTTTACTAATTAAATAACTCATAATTTTATTTTCCCCAATTGACATTTTACACTTTGGGCATCCTTGGCTAGATAAGTGACGATGAGGAGTTTGAAGAAATTCTCCGTGTTTTTTACAAATTATAATGACCTTTTTATCTATATTTTCATATTTAGATTTAGAATAATCATATTTATTATTATGAATTTTATTTGACTGATTTATAAATTCACTTAAACTTTTTCTTTTTAATCTACTTAATTTTCTTTTCTTACATTCAGAACATCCTTGGCCCATTAAATGATCATTTGGTCGTTGTTCAAATACTCCATGCTCTTTACAAATTATTTTAACTTTTATTTTATTTGTTTTATATTCAACTAATGAATAGTTATACCTATAATTATGTACTTTTATTGATTTATCTATAAATTCTTCTTTAGTGTCTTTCTTCATAGATGTTTTTTATTGTATATATAAAAATAAATTTGTTACTTAATTTTTTTTTATGTAAGTTTGAGTAAATAAAATCATAAAAAAAATAGAAAAATATGAACGACTTTAGAAATTACGCAACCAATCATCTCGGAATCAGTAGTTTATCACTAGATAATTATGAGAAATATTCATCTACTCCAGTAGTAGGTAATTATATATCTCCGACAATTATTGAGGAACGAAAACTCAATATTGCGACTATGGATGTATTCTCACGGTTAATGATGGATAGAATTATATTTCTTGGTGTACCAATCAATGATTATGTCGCGAACATCATCCAAGCTCAATTACTTTATCTAGATAATGTTGCGAATGATCGTGACATTCAAATGTATATCAATTCACCAGGTGGACATGTTCATTCAGGTTTAGGTATTTACGATACGATGCAGTACATTAAATCTGATGTGGCGACCATTTGTACAGGTATGGCAGCGTCTATGGCAGCTGTTCTGATGTGTGCAGGTGAAAAGGGTAAGCGTTCCGCGTTACCTCACTCACGAATCATGATTCACCAACCTCTTGGTGGAGCTTCAGGTCAAGCGTCAGATATTTTGATCGCAGCAGAAGAAATTAAAAAAACAAAGGATGAACTTTATAAAATCTTAGCGAAACACACAGGCCAAGAATATGATAAAATCTGGAAAGATAGTGATCGTAATTATTGGATGATTTCTCACGAAGCGTTAGAATATGGTGTTATTGACGAAATTCTTGAAAGAGCTAAAACAGAAGAATAATTCATTCTAAATAGAAAAACCCACTCAAATGAGTGGGTTTTTTATTTTGATAAAAAATAACAAAAAAATTTAAACTTTTATTTTATAATCTTTTGAATTTAATATTATATATGATAATGATTGGAATGTCTGACATAATTTCACTTTTCGTTTTGAACTAACATCTTCATACCAAAAACAATCATAAGATTCTGTTGGTCCGTCACCTATTGATATATCAGTAACTTTCCATTCTAGCTTACAGACTTTACCATCTATATCTCTCCAACTATCAATTTCAATTGTATCACCTTTACTAATTGTTGTTTTCAATTTTCTAGATAAATCCATTCTTTCGTGTAATTTTATCTTTGACATTTTTTATTTGTTTCGGTTCATACGACGATTTTTACTACCTAATCCATTACATAATCCTTTACCTAATCCTAATCCTTTACCCAATTCCATACCTAATTCATTTTTTAGAACAGTCTTTTTTGATTCTTCTGGCATTGACTTTGGGAGTGTTACAGTTTTTTGATAGACATCATATTTCTTTTCATCTTTAACACTTTCATCTATTTCTATTTCTCCCCAGAAGACTGGAGAATTAATATTCTCCTTCAATGAATCTATACTCTTAAATGCGTTTTGTTTTGTTGTGAATCCTTCACTAACAACTAATGTTTCACCATTTTCAGCGACAACCTTGTAATAAAATTGATCGTCTTTTCCTTTAAAAATTTCAATTTTTCCCATATCTTTTTTTATTTTTTTTAATATTCCTTATAAGATTTCTCTTCAACAAAAACACTCTCTGTTAGAAGATTTATCCTTTTTTTAACTTCAGATCTTTTGTCATTTACAAAATATACACTCCGAGCGAGTTCTATGAATTCGTTATCAAACTCTTTATTTCTCTCTTTGTCTCTGATTTTATCCTCAATATCCCAAAGTTGTTTATTTATAGCCAAAAGATCTTCATACATCTCATTATCTATATCTATACTCTCTTTCATAATAGAATATAAATAATCAAATTCTTTCTTAATATTCTCTAATTTAACACTTTCTTTTATATTTTCCAATTTTATTTGCAAAATTGTTATTTTATCAACAATCTCTCCATTTGAGACTATAATTTTTATCTCTTTCACTTTTAAACTTTTTATCTTTTATATAATATATATGTAAACAAGTTTTAAAAATTTAAAAACAAACAACAACCAAACAAAAACAAAACAACAAAAAAAAACAAAGAAAAAATGAAAACAAAAAAAGAATTAAAACTAGAAAACATTAAAGTAGTGTTATCAGATCAATGTCTAGAAATTTTTAAAGATTTTTATGACAAAAATGGTTTTGAAAAAAAGTCGGCTATTTCATCTGATAATATAGTTCGTATAGACCAAAATTCTATATATCTTTTGAAAAATTTTTTAAATGATATGGATGAAACAAAAAAGGAAATTTCATACATTGATAAATCGTATATAGAAAAAAGAAAACTATTAAGGCAATTATCAACAAAAGATGAATTAAGAGAATATCTTAATATTATGACTGATTTGATATGGTCAAAAATAAAAGATAATATTCCAACAAATATTTTAGATGAAATTTCTTTTTATAATTATATAAAAAAATTCCTAGTTGATGGTTATCTCTCTTTTGAAATTATATTTGATGATAAACAAAAAAATATCATTGGTATTAATGAAATTGATGTATGTAATTTATCAATAAAACACGATGATGATGGAAAAATGTTATGGGTAATTAAAAATAATACAAAAGATAGTAGAGTTTTATATGATAGTCAGATAATTTATTTATCATATAGTAGACTAGACTATTTTTTAACATCTTATATTGAAGAAATGAAAGAATCTTATGAAAAAACAAAAAGATTAGAAAATGAATTGATATATTCAAAAGTAAAATCATTGGGTGGTTTTTCTACTAATCCACCAAGTTTAAGTGAATTAAAAAGAGCTTATAAAAAACTTGATTTTGTATCAAAAATCCCAAAATCTATTTTAAAATATGAGAAAAAAGAGAGTGATGATATAAGATTTAATAGTTTTATAAATGATAAATGTTATATATTTATGACTCAAATGATTGATAAATTAAAAAAATAAAAATTTATGGATAAAAATTTAACATTCAGTATAGATATTGGTCAATTCAGTAATTTCATTAGTTATATGAAAGAGCTTTATAGTATTGATAATAGTATAGTGTTTAAACTAAATAACAATGATGTTATTTTATATTCCTTTGTTGGAAAAGATCTCAGTGATATTCACGCATTTAGGAGTATAGTAATGAAACCCGAAGAATTATTTAGTAAGACAAAGGAATTTGAAAATGATATCATTATAATTATAAAAGATGGAAAAAAATTCACACGAAATATAAACAATTTTGTTGATTATGGTGAAGAGATAAAATTCAAAATATCATACAATAATGATGATAATTATTCAAATTATATACATCTGAGTAATAGTAAACTAAGAATAAAGGAAATTTGTGGTGACCCATTGATGGTAAGTAAACAGATAGGTAAAGATGATATAGATACATTAACAAATAAAAAGAATTCATTATTTGATTTTGATATAACAAAACACGATTTTGATAAGATAAAAAGATTATCTTTAATTGAACTAAATAATGATGTTCTTTATATAAATGTGAATAACAAAGAATTATCAATAGGTGAAACAAAGTGGGACTTAAAAATATCTGATATTGATAAACCAAATTTAAATATATCATTTCCTAAAAAGTATTTTAATACATTACAATTCAAAGAAAATACAAAAATATATGTATTTGAAACTTATATTATGATATCTGATGAAAATTCCGATTTAATGATTGTATTGGAAACAAGTGTTTAAAAAAATAAAAGAAAATTATGGATGAAATAAAAATAAAAATATTTTCCTTACTAAATGATTTATGTGATAAAGAAAAAAATTTATCAGATGAGGAGTTATCCATAGAATTAAATAAGATATATGATTTATGTCCAATAAATTTATCAATAAACCATTATCGTTCTGATTTATTATTAAAAAAAAGAGTTAAAAAATATTGTGATAAAAATAATATAGAAATTAGAAATTACAATGGTTCTCTACCTTTTAGAATCTATATGATACCTGTTAATAATAATGATTTTAAAAAATGAAATTATTTATAACATCAAATACACAATTTGGTTACAGGAATATTATTCCTCACCAGTTTTCTTATTTTGATAAACTAACAAAAATATTGGAAGAAAAATCAAGAAATGGTGACTTATTTATCCATATGGGAAATGTTTTCAGTAATAGAAAAAATGTCAGTATGGATATAATAAATAATGTTTTAAACCTATTTGAAAAAATATCTAAAATTCTTCCTGTCTACATAATGAAATCAAGTAATGACCAATTCTCTGTTGAATTATTAAAAAGAATTGAAAATGTAAATATAATTGATAATGAATTAAAAATCAGTAATATAACATTTGTTCTAGGTAATATGGAAAATCTAGAAAAAAATGATATATTATTGTTCAATAATAATTATATGAATAATTCGGATTTTATCAAGAATTTATTAAAGGATTTTGAGTTATCAATTTGTGGATATTTTGATGATATTGATTTACAAGACGATAATATAATTAATATTGGGAGTCCATACAAATTAAATAAAAATCAAAAAAATAAAAAAGGTATCTTGGTTGTTGATACAGATAAAAAGAAATTCAAATTATTAGAGAATACTTATAGTCCAGATTTTGTTTCTCTATCCATAAAGACATTAGATGATATTGAAAAAATAAAAGATTATAAAAAAGATTTTATAGATTTGAAAGTTAGTAAATCTTTTATATCATCTGTTGAAAATAAAAATAAATTAAATATAGTTCTTAATAAACACGATTTTAGTACTATTTCATATATAGATGATGAAAAAATAAAATATGAGGAAAAAGATATAAATGATAACACATTCATTATCAGAGACTTAATAAAAGATTATTTATCAAAAGAAAATCTAAACCTATCAGAAGAATTAAATACAATTTATAAAATTTACGAATCCAAAAAAGAAATTTAAATTATTAAAATTTTTTTCTTATATTTGCTTTTTAATATATAAAAGAAAAAGAATTTTTAATGAAAATATTCTCGTGGTTGGAATTCACTAAAGAAAGTGTTGATGTAAAATCTCGTATAGAAATATCAGATAAATTAAAGAATGTGCTAAAAATTGTTAACACAAAGCTATCATCTTTTATATTATCATTTGAAAATATATCTGCTGATAACTTAATTGAATCACCATTAAATTATTTAGATGTTAATGATAAAGGTGAAATATCCTATATACCAACTAGATATGTTGAAGAAAGTGTTGATCCATATACATCACCAAGAAGACAAGACGCTAAAATAAGTAAAATCGTATCAAAAATTATAAAAAAAGAATATTTTGATGAAAATATAATACAAAAAGATCTTGAAGAATTTTCAAATAAATGGAAATCTTTATTTGATGATGAAATTCATGTTGAGATATATCGAGGTGATAAATGTTTAGAAGCGTTCGGATACAATGATAGTATAGATATGAGTAGGTTTTCATCATCTTGTGCAAATTTCAACCAACATCTATCTAAAGGTTATTCATATGCCGAACCAGGGGTGAGTTGGTTTGATATTTATACTAAAAATCCAAAAAATATTGGTGTTGTTGTCGCGTTAAAAAATGGAAAAGTAAGAGGTAGGAGACCATTAATAGAAGGTGAACAGGTTGAAACACACGGATATTATAAAAAAGGCGAACATTATGGATTATTAAACAATTATTATGGTGAAGGTGGTAGTGGATCAATATTTGATAATAAAATAAAAGAGTACGCGAAAAATAAAATAAAAAATTGTACTACTGTTGGTTCTTTACCAGATGGTTCATCAAGGCGTGGTATTGATGTATTTATTACCCAGTTAGAGGATACCCGATTTCCACAATATTGCCCATTTGATGGATTTTATGTAAATTTTGAACTTAATCAAATATCGTATACATATCCAATGGATTCCAAAAATATGAAACTCCCAGGGTGGATAAATGCGTACAAAGCTCAATATATAAAATAATGGATTATACTGAAACTATAAGGTCATACTTTAATGAAATATTCAAAAGTAGTGAAAAATTTCATATAAAAGTAGATAGTGAGAAAAAATTTGTAGTTTTTCAAATTGATATATCTAAACACTCGGATACCTGTGGTGATATACTAATCGTTAGATTAAGTAGAGATATAAAAGATGGGAAAAGTGTATGTTATTTTAAAAATGGTTGTCCTAGTGGTAGATTTGAATTATCTAAAACCAATATGAATAATTTTATGACATTTTTGACAAAACGAGGGTTTTTCAGAAAAGGGTTTATAAAAAAAGTGGTCAATTGACCACTTTTTTTATTTTTTCTAAAAATTCTGTATAATCTTTATCTAGTATTAAAATATATTCTTTATTTTCATTTTCAACAGATCTTCTTTTAATTTCTATTTTATCAAATCCACATGTAAAATATGTAATAAATATTTTTTTCTTGGGTTTACTGCCCCTCATGACCGTGGTCTATTTGAAAATCAGCAGGATATTTACAAGTATTCGGGATGATGTTTTGCTGTCAGCAGCGATTCCATTGACAATCTAGACATTTTACACACCCTTCTAATCTAACTAAATTAGTAGATCCACATTCTGGACAAGAATTTTCATCAATTTGTGATGTTTTTAAATATTTCTTCAAAATCCTTTTAACCCCCGCTTGCCAAGTTCCAAAGAATGGTGTGTCTCCATTTTTGTTTATTTGTAATGTATCAACTAGATTCATAACAGTTGGAAGGTGAATTTTATGTCTTAACATCGCGGATAACATCTTACTAGTATTCCAAAACTCACGATCAAACGCCCTGTTTAATCCAGTCATTATAACTTCATAACCATCTTTATCTAAATAAACTAGATCATATTGTGATTTACTTGTTGTTTTATCTTTCATTTTTCTAATCCACGCTTTTTCAACATATCCTGGAACTGGAAACGATTCCATCAATCCAGTAAACAATTCATATGGATATTTTGTCCCATCCTCATCATACATACCTAAAAATCCAACCCACTTTTCTTTGTTATTTACAAATCTAACTACTTCACATTCAAGTGTTTTTGGTCTTTTTGGCGCGTTATTTTCTTTCAAATATTGTTCAACAGTTTTCTTGTCTTTATCATCTCTAATAAGAACACCATCTCTACTACCATCTCTATAAACAGTAATTCCCTTGCAGCCATATTTCCAAGCGGTTTTGTAAAGTTCATCAACCATTTCTTCAGTTGTTGATGATGGAAGATTTATTGTTGCAGCTATCGAATGATCTACCCATTTTTGAACTTCTCCTTGCATTCTAACTTTTTCATGCCAATCTATATCATTTGATGAAGCTTTGTAATATGGTGATTTTTCTACTAATTTATCCAATTCTTCTTCTGTCATATTTAATACACTAGAAACATTATAATTATTTAATTCTAACCATACAATAAATTTTGGATGAAGAATTGTATATTCTTCCCAATGATCATCATTATCATCAACAAAATCAGACCTAGAATTTTTATCATTTGGATTGATTTTTCTTCTTCTTTTGTAAGCGGGTGAAAATACAGGTTCTAATCCAGATGTTGTTTTTGTTAAAATTGATAAACTACCAGTTGGAGCAACTGTTAATAACGCTATATTTCTTCTACCATATTCTTTTAACATTTTATCTAACATTGGGTCATTCTCTTTTAATCTAGATATGAATGGATTATTAACTTCTCTTTCACAATCATAAATCTCAAAACTTCCCCTCTCTTTCGCCATTATCGCTGAAGAACGATACGCTTCAATTGCGAGAGTTTTATGAATTTCTATAGAAAAACTAGTCGCTTCTTTTGTTCCGTATCTAAATCCTAACGCGGCTAACATATCTCCCTCCGCGGTAACACCAAGACCTGTTCTACGACCCCTAATAGCTTTATCTTTTATTTTTTTCCATAAATCTATTTCTATACTTTTTATAAAATCATCTTCTGGATCACTTTTAATTTTCTCTAAAATAGTTTCTATTTTTTCTAATTCTAAATCAATAACATCATCCATAAATCGTTGACCATAAATGACATATTCTTTAAATTTATCAAAATTAAAAAATGATTCTTTTGTAAATGGGTTTTCAACAAAACCATACAAATTCATCGCGATTAATCTGCAACTATCATATTTACAGAGGGTTATCTCACCACAATTTAATTGATTAATACTCAAATACTTAGGTTTATTATTGGAACATTCCTCAATAAAACACCCAGAGAAAAAATTATGAAAGTCATCAACTGTTCCATTGTATACATTTTCGTATCCATCTTCATCAATAGATATTACTTTGTGATTAAAATATTTTGATTCTTCTATCAATTCTGAAAAATCAAAAAATCCATATTTGGTTTTAAGTCTAAATGGAATTTTTAATTCTCTACATTCATCTTCCCACTCCTTTAATTGTGGATTCCTACCTAATTTAAATTTAAGATTGGAATAAATCTTAACCTGTTTCTTTTTGTTATCATCTCCCCTCCTATTAAATATCTCATTTATAGTAAATGTTCTTTTTTCTTTAATTTTATTATCATTATTAATCTTTTGTAATGAACAAGAATGTCCACAAAATGATATTTCTCTATTAAAATAATTAACCTTAAATTCTTTATTACACATCTCACAATATTTAATTACCATAACCCTATTATTAATTATCTCAGTATTATAACCACCATCTAAAGCTTTTTTATATGTTTCAACAATTCTTGGATCTATATTTATTTTATCATATCCCAATTCTAGTGCTATTCGTTTTGATAATGTTGTAATAGATCCTAATTTATTTTTTCTAAAATTAGAGAATCTTTGTGGTAAATTATTTTCTTTGGCGTGATTAACCCAATCTCTGTTGCTAAATCTCCTATCTAATTTTTTTGTTAATATTATGGCTTGATTTATTATATGTTCATTAGAAACATCCATATAATTTCCATTCTTTATACCACTACAAGATAATGATATTTTTTTTGAATATTCTAAAAATTTTTTTTCATCAGATTTTATTTTAAATATAGGATTATTTTTACCCATCATATCTTTTCTATGAAACTCATTGTGTTCATCTCTTGTCATAATTTCAAGATTATTTACATTATTGTTTAATGTATCATAATCTATATGATGTATAATCTGCCCACTATTTAATTTAATATTATGATATTGTTCATAAACAAATCTATGTTCTGATATAGTTTTTTTGAATTGTGCATTATTAATCCACATATAATCATTTTTTGATTTATTATCATCTATAACAATAGGATTTTTCCATTTAGTCATAATATGAAGGCTATCAGCATATTTTAAATCTTTCGCTTCTACATATTCACCATTAGATAATCTAATTTTGTGATTTCCAGTTACTCTTATTTTATGGCCCCCTTCTAATGTAATTTTATAAATCCTTTGATTATATCCAGTAATTCTTGGATTTCGCATTGTCCTTATGGCCAATTTACCATTATTATCCAAACAGTACACTAATACATCTTTTCCTTCTTCAGTTAATTGTTTTATACTAACAGCGTTTCTACCATCAGCAACCGAAATCAATGTATCTCCAACAATACAAGGATTTGTACTAATTGTGGCAAACCCCAAATCCGCGTAACAATCTGGCACAGATTCTCTAATTATTGTATCCCAAAACAATATTCCTGGTTCCGCAGATTTCCACGCGTTATGGATTATTTTATTCCACAACAGTGATGGATCTATAATCTTTTCAACTATTGGTGAATCAGAGTCTATTGGAAATTTTTGTATATATTCTTTATTTGTTTCAACAGATTTAAGAAATTCATCATCAATTTTAACAGATATATTAGCCCCTGTTATTTTTTTCTTATCTAATTTCGCATCAATAAAATCCTCTGAATCTGGGTGCTTTACAGAAATTGAAAGCATTAATGCTCCTCTGCGACCATCTTGTGCTACCTCACGAGTAGTGTTGGAAAATCTTTCCATAAATGGTACTATTCCAGTTGATGTTAACGCGGAATTTTTTACGGGTGATTTTTTAGGTCTTATATGAGATAAATCGTGACCAACACCACCTCTTCTTTTCATCAATTGAGCTTGTTCTTGGTCTGTCATAAAAATTCCACCATAAGAATCCGCTTCATTTCCTATAACAAAACAGTTTGAGAGACTTACAACTTGTTTATTGTTTCCAATTCCAGACATCGGACTCCCTTGTGGAACGATATATTTGAAATTTTTTATCAAATCAAATATTTTTTCCTCACTCAATGGATTTGGATATTTACTTTCAATCCTAGATAATTCTTTCGCTATTCTTCTATGCATATCATCTGGTGTTAGTTCATAAATCTTCTCATCAGTCTTCAACGCGTATTTATTAATCCATACATCAGTAGCGAGTGAATCACCATTAAAATAATCAAGAGTTGATTTATAAACCTCTTCTCTAGAGTAAAAATTCATATTTATATTATTTTTTTTTATAGAGTCTTCCCCTATTTCAAAATATAGATGTTTTTATGAAAATAGTTTATACAAACATCATATCATCTAGTTCATCTAGATACCCCTTCTCTCGTAACTCCATTATTATACTCGTAGCATATTGTGGATATAATAATTTGTACATATTAAATATATGGTCAGTAAAATAATAAGATAATTCTACAAATATTTCAGACTTTGTATAGTTGTTATTTAAATTTTTTAATAACATTTCATAATAAGAGTTAAACGATTGTTTATTTGGTTTTCTTCTATTTGAATCAAAATCTAAATCTGTTTTTGCTTTAAGAAGATTATAAATATCTTTTTTCAATAATCTTTGACTTTCAACTTCACCATAATTTCTAGATTCATCTTCATAAACCGTTCCTCGTTCTATTGGAAAATCTTTATTATAATATTCTGAAGTTGAATTGTAGTATAATATTTCATCTTCTTCTGATTCCTCATTTAATTTACCATAAAATATGGTATCCCTTTTTAATCTATGTTTACCTTCTATTTTATGACTAGTAGTATTGAATTTAAAATAAACAGTATCATCATCATCATCGTCATCGGGATCATCTAAATCTGTATCATCATCATCAGTATCGTCCTCCACAATATCATCAACAATAATATCTAAATCAATATCATCACCATCAACATTATCGTTTTTATCATCATTTGTATTTTCTTCTAAATCATCATCTTCCCAGTCCATATCATCAATATCTTCATCATCAATCTGTTTCTTTGGCTTTGGGTCTTTATCTTTTGTCATATGTTTTCTATATTTTTTTGAAGGGGATTTTATATATTAAAAAATTAAAGTCAAACTGACCCCTCTATCATATCATTTTCTATTGTTAAATATTTTGTATTAAAATCAAATCTTATTTGTTCTTCTTTATGTTCACCATCACGAAGTTTTAATATTTTCAATTTATACTTATTCTCTTTTTTCATACTTGGTGTTCTAATAATAGCCCAAACCGTATCCGCGGTTTCCGCGATAGCTTTACTCTCTGGAATATCATTCAATTTAACATCATTCGCCCCCCATACCGCACGATCCAACTGAGTAGCGGTTATAACAACCGTATTATATTTATCCGCGATATATCTCAGTCCTTCCGCTAGATGTTTTCCTTTCATATATAAATTATTTTTAATATCTTTGCTCCCACTATCTACTGACATAATATTAATATAATCAACTATTATCATATCAACTTTTAAATTCTTGGATTCTTGTAATCTACTTATGTAATTATCAATATCAATAATGTTACAATCACTAGTATTATATTTTTTAACAAATATCTTTCCAGATTTATCTGTATTAAACATACCATTATTCTTACCAATTACTTGATTAATTCTATTTTTTATAAATGTTGTATCTTTACTAAGTTCATCGTATTGATCTATGTCAATTTTCAACCTCATCGCACCCAATCGTTTCATAACTTTTCTCATTGACATTTCTAATGTTATAATAACTATAACTTTACCATATTCTACCGCGTTAACCGCGATATTTTGTAACCACATTGAATTATGACTTAATATATCATTAGAATAAAATCTATGGTTTTTATCATCTAACTGTAAATCATACATATTTGACTTATTTTCTGTTTTATGTATATCAATAATTTTTTCAACACCACTTTTTGTGACGATACAATCACCAATTTTCAAATCCTTAACATAAATTTCTTCCATATCATTAAAAATCTCCCCGATATTTTCTCTAAAAACAATATGTGTATCAGCACAAATAAGTTCAGTATTTTTTGTTTTTAAAACCCATTCATCATATTCAGTTGTCTTTCCAATAGCTTTTATATCAGACCATCCTGTATCTGTTTCAACTTCCCAGTCATCTATTTCTATTGTATCTATAAATTTTCTCATTATTGTTTTTATTTTTTTATTTTAAAATAATATGATTTTTTATCTGTATGTGAACTCTTTCCAACAAATAATTCATACTTTTCTTTAAATGAATCTTCTATTGATTTTTTATAAAATTTTATTTTTTTAAGATTATTCGTATCTGATACCATATAAATAGGATTTTCTATATGTGATAAAATTTTTAATAAAATATATGATATAGCGTTAAAAACCTTAACAACATCTCCAAGATTCGTTTCTTCCTCCATCATAACTCTTAACTTATCTATTTCATCTTTTTTAATCTCCCCCCTTTTCATTTCTTTTATAAACAAATCGTACCGATCTTTTATTGCAAAAAAAACATTATAAACTACCTCATTATTGAAAAAATCATTATCTTCTATCAAATATTCTAACAATAAAACATAATCAATATCATTTATAGTAAAATAACAAATAATATCTTTTTTATCTTTATACCATAAAGAAACATCATATTTAAAATTGAAATAAATATAATTCGGATGAAATTTTATTTCATTTAAAATTCCCAAAAATCTTCTATATGGAAATATACCTCCTCCACTATCAAATTTACCTTCTGGGTGATATTTCATCAAATGACCTAACTCATCCCTAATCTCATCTCTTGAATATTTTTCCTTTATCATTTGACGATATCTATCATTCACTTCTCTTGTCCATTTATCATTAAATTTCATTCTGGTTATTGTTTTTAATAAAATCTATACATTCTTGTATAACTTTATCTTTATTTTGTTTATAGTCATTCTCCCAAATAACTAAAATTTCATATCCTTGTTTTTCAATCATTTCTTTTCTTAATTTATCTCTATCCCATATTTCAACCGCTGTCATTTGATGGTACTTATGAAAATATTCTTTCTCATAAATATTTGGATTACAATGCCAATAATCACCATTAAACTCTATTATTCTATTTTTAAAAACAAAATCATATGAAAATGTTTTTCCTATTTCATTAAAATATTTATAAAATTGATTATCACCATAATAAAATTTACCATCAATTTTTAATTTATGAACAACATTATCAAATAACTCAATCTCACAATTAGAATATGGATCTTTTCTAAATTTCGTAAATTCTCCATTTCTATATTTTTCTTCCATTATATTTGACCACTTGAATTGTCTTTCTGTCCATATTTCTAATCCCTTTTTCTCACCATATTTTTTAATACACTTTTCTAATGTAAATGTTCTCTGTCTTTCTTTAACCTGTTCTTTTGATTCTTCTTCTGTAAGTCCTCTTTTTAACCAATATCCTGTTTGATTTTTATAAGAATTTTTATATAATTCTGGGTGTTCTTTTTTTTTCTTTGAAGTCTTCTTATGTATCATTTTCATAATACTATAGGATTTTTCAACAGATTCCTCTTCTGAATATCCTTTTTTCATCCAATATTCTTTCGCCTGATGAGATTTTTCTTTATGAAAATATGGATTTTCTTTTAGTTTATTATCTAGTGATTCTTTTATTTTTTCTCCTCTTTCATTCGCTCTCTCATTCATAAGTTTTATCGCGTCCTTTTCTGATAAATTATATTTATACATTAAAAACTCATATGTTCCAGTAGCTCTTGTTTTTCCTAAACACTCTTTTGATTCACATATTCTATGATATCCTTTAGTTAAATTAAAAAATATTGATTCATTTTCACAAAAATAACAGTTTCCTTCACCGTTCCTTTTTAAGTATTTATCATAGTAGTCTTTCTTGTCTTTTTTATTAAATTTATGTACTTGAACTAGATGAAGGGAAAGTCCTTTAGTGTTATTAAACTCTTTATTACAAATTTCACATTTCATAACTCTTTTTATTTGTATATATTAAAATGGGTGAGTCTAATTGAATTATTCATATTTTTTTTAATTTATAAAAATCACCTATACTCATAGACTCTATTATTCCTGTTTTTTTATTCTTTATCTTTATAATTGACTGATAATGAGCGCACTTACCACAGTTTGTCTCCCCCATAAATACTGTAAAAGTTGCTAAATCCCATCCACCACCTAATATTTTATCCATACTTGACCACCCAGTTGGTATTGTATATTTAGCGATATCCTGACGGTGTGATTCTGGATTATCAAAATCATCACCCAAGTCATCTTCATCTTCATCCATCAATGGAATATTATTATAAAGATTTCTTATTTTCTCAGTTACACTCTTAACATTCTCCAAATCAAGATCTTGTAAATTTCTTAACTCAGTAATAGTCTGACTAGTATTATTACGAACTAAATTAGAAATTTTCCATGATCTGAATCTCATTTCCAACCAATCTTTTTTATCAGTTATATCATTTTTAAGTATAATTTTAATTATTTCATTTGGTATCTTTCCCTCTGGGTCATTGAGTTTAACCATATCAACAATCTGTTGTAATGATGGAACTTTCTTTGAAATCAGATATTCTTCACGGACAATAGAATATACAAGTTGTATATGATCATCCTTAAAGAAATACGCTTCTACTTTACCAAATTGTGCTGGATTTTCTAAAATATATGTGAAGAAATTCTTCTCCATATTTTTATTCATTACCTCCATTAATTATTCATTTTATTTTTTATCTCATTTAGTTTATCTATTAACAAATCTATATTCTCTAAACTCAAATCTTCAAATTCAAATTTATTAGGATAAATAATTTCTACTTTTGAATCTCTAGATTGACCGTCAGTGATTGGTATCCAAATATCATGAATGAAATAATGTTCAAGAATATCCTCAGGTAGATTTTCCTCTGGGTTATATTCTGTCATAAGATCAAACATTGTTTGTTCGGCGTGCTGTCTGCTTAGACCTCTTACACTTATGTAAAATACTCTAATAATTAATTTTCTCATTTTTTTTATATATTTTTTTCTGGTAAATTATCTAAATCTTTTCTAGATACAACCACTTTTCTTATGTTACCACCCTCTTTTATATAATCACCAATACTTCCAACTTCTTGGCGATTAAATATTAATATTTCACTTCCAATATCCAATTCCCACGCTTCCACAAACTCCTTATTATCAACAGTACCACTGTAATACACCTTCTCATTATTAGATAATAATATTTCAGATAATTCTTTTAATGATCTTTTTAATTCATTTATATCATCACCTAGAGTATTTGTATATGATTTTATTAGAATTTGTTTTGTTTCATTAGTCATTTTTAACTAAATAATGTTTTATCATCATCAAAATCAATATCAAAATCCTTATCATCTTCATCAACCTCAAACTTTGAATATTCTTCATCCAATTGTTCTAATTCTTTTTGATACTCTTCATATGACGCGTATTTGAAATAATCATAAATAATTGGTGATAACGCTTCCAACACAGGTTTTGAAAATACTACACTATTAAAAATACTTTTTTCATAAAGATATTTATCTAGATGTCTAATATAATATTTAGTTCCACCTGATGAATATAATATTTCACCAGTTTTCTTATCAACTTCTTTCTTAACTTTCGCGATTCCAACCTGTTCAAAATTCTCTGGTGTACAGAAAAAATCTAATCCTTTGAATGGATTAACTCCCTTTGTATGATCTAATTCAAATTTAATTTTCTTTGGTTTCGCGAGACGATTCTTACGGGATTTCGCTGTTATAACAACTCCACTTTGTCCCAAATCTAACTCATCTTCATTTCCTGTTTTTAACTTAGCTATTGATAAATAGACGATTATAGACGCGGAATAATTTAATCCATCACCACCACTTTGAACTGTCTGTGGGAATAAATCGAGTGTTAAATAAACATGGTTAGTCGCGACAAGTGGAATATTCAAGTATCCCATATCCGAACTAATAATTCTAAACAATGATTTTATCGCTTTCGCACGACTCATATCTTGTTTTTGTTTTCCTTCCAACGCGTCCTCTACTTCTTTGTTGGATGCGAGTTGACCAATACTATCTAGAATAATGATATTTTTACTAACATCCACTCCTTTAGATTTTTGTTCTTTTAGCTCACCCAATAATTGTGTTAAAAAGATTTTAATATTTTCAACTCTATTTGAACGAATCAACATAAATTTATTTGGGTCTGTTGTATCCACACCAAACATATCAAAATCACTTTTTTCTATCGCGAATTCTGTATCAATATAAATTATATTATAATCTTCTTTCTGAGCGTTACGTGCGATGTTTAACGCGATATAAGATTTGCCGGTCTGAGGGGGGCCCGCGAAAATTGTTATGCGATTGTTCGGAATACCACCATTTAATATACTCTTTGAAAGTAACGCGTCTAGTATGTAAACTCCAGTACTTATATACGATTTCTCCGCTTGGATATTCTCTATTGTTATCATTGATTTTTTCGATAAACTATCTACAACATTAGATATCTTAGAGAAATCAAAATCTGAACTTGATTTTTTCTTAGCCATATTTTTTATATTTATTTTTTATATTTTATACATAAAAGAAATAAAAGTTTTGTAAATAACTTACTAAAGAATGTTTAATTTGTCTTTTATAGAATCAGTATACTTTATCCTTAATAATTCTATATTATTATTTTTACAATAATCATTTTTTATATGATCAACTTTTTGATTATATTTTAATCTACTAATTCCACCAAAAAAATCAACAGATTCAAAATGTTGAATACCATCATATTCTATACAAATATTGTGTTCTGGTAAATAAAAATCAAATGATAAACAATTCTTATATTTACAATCATCAAATTTTTTTTCTGTAATATATTCAAAACCACTATCATCTAAAATACGGCGTATTTCTTTTTCTCCTTTTGATTCATCACATATTGGACATCCTTGACCATTTAAATGATTATTTAATTTCTGAGTAAATTCACCATGATCTGGACATATTATTTTTATTTTCTCTTTAACATTTATATATTTAGTAAAATATGAATAATCATATTTGTTATTATGTATAGTTGATGCTTTCATTTTAGATAATTTCAAATTAGATTTATTTTCTGCACAATATGGACAACCTTCTTTTAAAGAAAGATGATTCCATGGGATTTGTTCAAATTCACCATGTTCAGGACATATTATTTTTATTTTCGTATGTGCATTTTTATAATCAACTAAAGAATAATCATATTTATCACCATGGATTTTTATAGATTTTTTAATAAATATTTCATTATTCCATCTCTTATTAGAACACATAGGGCATCCTTGGCCAGAAGAATGATTTCCAGCTCTCTGTTCAAAATTACCATGTGTTGGACATATTATTATTATTTTATAACACACTCCTCCAAAATCAACTAAAGAATAATCGAATTTGTTGTTGTGTATTTCATTACATCTACTGATAAAATCACTTTTACTTAATTTAACTGAGTTACATACAGGACAACCACTACCACTCAAATGAATAGCTGGTGTTTGATTAAATATTCCATGTATCGAACAACCTATAATTACTTTTTTATGCATTCCCTTATAAGTAACTAATGAGTAATCATATCTATCACTATGAATCTTAGTAAATCTTTCTATCAAAATATCTTTTTTAATCATTTTTAATATTCTTTTCCATATCTTTTTTTAATAGAAAAATCAGATAACCACTCATTGTCATAAAGTTCTTCTTTGATATCATTTTTAAATATTCATATAATTCTATATGCAGTCTAAAATTAAATACTCTACTTTTCATATACATTTCATTTACTTTATATATATAAAATAAAAAATATGTATTTTTTCCGTTAAATTTAATATAAAAATGATTTGGACTGTATTATTTGAATATATATCAAAAAACTACCCAATTTATATATGGATCTTTATATAGTGTTTTGTAAAAATCGAAAAAAATTTGACAAATACGTTAAAGTCAACAGAATTAAAAATAAATTAATAATAGACATAAAGGATATACTAGAAGAAAATCAAATTAGTGATAAAGACAAATATAAAGATTTCTTTAATTTGTTGATATACACAAAGATAGTACAATCTATAAAGAAAAATAAGGATATATACTACATTCCTAACTTTTATGACAAAAATATGGACATTGAACAATTATTTGAATTAAAAAGATATGTCAAAGAGATAGGTGGATTCAATATATTAGTCTTCTTTGATGAATTCGGACAAGACACGATGTTAACAAAAGTTATCAATAATTTAGATAGTTTTGACTCTTCACAAATAATAAGAGATTATTAAAAAAATATCATTTCAGAATTAACTGTTTTTTATATATAAAATAAAAAATGGAAAAGTATGTATGATGAAATAAGTTTTCTATTTACAAATAATCCTAAAATAGACAATAACGATAATAAACAAGATATATTTGAAATGGGTCAATATGACCTGAATTTTGGTAAACAAATTAGTTTACAAAAAGACGCTAAGAGTATATATTTGAGATATAAACAAAAAGATGTTAGTGATACAAATAGTATAAAAAATTTCTTAGCGGAATCATCATACAAATATTCTGATGATTCAAATCCATATGTTAAACTAATAGAGGATTTTGAATTCACTCGTTCAACATATTTAACCCCACAAGATTTTACATATTTAACAGATCTCGGTGTATATCCATTAAATAGATTGGTTATACTTAGAAGATTTGATGAAAGTGTTATTGTAAATCATAATTTAAATGATATAGAAGAACCACCAATATCAACATTGATTGGGTGGTTAAAGATGGATGAAGGTAATGATATGTTCTCAATAAGTTTTAATGAAAAGTGGGAAGAAACATCTGAGGAATTACATACATTAATAACTCAGATTATTAAAGACGAAACAACAAGTAAAACCAATCCAGGTGGATTTGATATTGGTCAAATATTATCTATTCCATCTTGGAGTCAGGGATTGGTTTTTGGTTTTTTAAACAAAATGGGATTAACTAAATATGATATTGATGATCTTCCAATTGGTGATCCAAATGTACTTAGAGTTTCAACTAAAAGAGAAACTGAAAGACAAAGTTTAGATTCTGATATAGAAATAGGATTTGAAACATCGTATGAACAAAAATACATAAATGGTGTTGATCCTGGTTCCGCGATGTTAGATGTGTTTCATAACGTTCTTAGAATGGGAACTTCTGATATGAATTTTGTTTTAAATCAAACTAAAATAACAGAAGATTTTTATAAAGCTGCTGTCGGTTATCAAGATACATCTTTGGGCAAATGGGGAAATTTAGTAAGAAATATGGTTCAAAAATTAGTTGAAACATTTGATGAACTAATGAAAGATTCTGGAAAAATTTTATCTGAATTCGGGTTGGATAAGGCATTTGAAACTGCATCAAAATTATTAACATCAATCCTAAGGAAATATAGATGGGGTTTAAGAGGTTCAATAGGTCTTATGAGTGGTTTACACACAACACCTTGGCATTTAACAGTTGGAAATCCATATAATCCTATACTTTCTATTGGTAATATGTTGGTTAATGATATATCAGTTGGTTGGTCTAATGATTTAGGATTCAATGATATGCCGAATAAAATTAATGTGAAAGTTAAATTAAAATTTGGTAGACCACTTGGAAAACAAGAAATAATGCAGATATTTAATAATGGGTATGGTAGAAAATATTCTGACCCTAATGAACAGAAAAAAAATGAACCAACCCCAGTTAACACAAATCCAAATACTAGTAAAGTGAAAGAAAATGTTGGAGATGCATACTCCCCAAGACCATCAAATAATGATCCATATAAGAAACAACCAACAACTGGTATTGGAAATAGACAGAGTTCAATTTTAAGAGACACATTTTAAAAAATAATTAATATTAATGAAATTATATTCTTTAGAAAATACACAAAGGGACATAAATCAAGATAATCTTTATGATTTATTTTTTCCAAATTTGGATGATACTAATGTTCGTTTAAATATATTACCATATACTGTAACAGAACAAAGAGAAATGAGATTAGATTTAGTATCTATTGATATTTTTGGTTCTGATTCTTATGTTGAAGAATTAATGCATATGAACAATATAATTGATCCATATTCTATAAAAAATGGAGATATTATTTATTATCCAGTAAAAAAGGATAAAATTGAAGTTATACAAAAACCATATAAAAAAGAAGAAGATGTTTATGGTAATCCAGATTCCTCATCACCATTGAGTAGATCGTTACCAATGTCAACACCTTCATCAAATTATAAACAAATAAGAGTTGATGATAAAAATAAGAAAATAAAAGTAACAAATAAATTAGACTAAAATGGCGTTAAAAGTAATATTTAGATCACAAATAGATTTAAAACAGATAGAATTAAATTATCTTAAAAGTGTTGATAAAAAAAGTGCTGAGGACTGGGCGTACACAATGGGTAAAGCTCCATTTATATACATCGCTAATCCAGAAATAGATGGTGGTGGTATTATGATAGATACTAGAGATATAATAAAACTCAAAATATATAATAATAAGTTTTTTCCATATATTGATATGATTATAAAAGACCCAACAAATTTACTATCTGATAAACTCCATCCACTAGATAATTCAACAATATCTTTTTATAAAAGAAGTGAAAGTGAAAATTTAATGCCAATAAGAGTTGATTTTGTTGTAAGTAATTTTAGAATAATAAAAGATGTTAGTGGTGAAAGTACAGATAAGACTTATTATGTTAGGGCTAATTTAAATATGGGAATTAATGTTACAACAAATAAATCTTACAAAGGTACTAGTTTTAATGTTTTAAAAGGGTTAGCGTCGGATCTTAAACTTGGATTCGCGTCTAATATGGAGAATACTGATGATTATATGACATGGATTAATCCAGGAAATTATTTGTCAGAATTTATACAAGAAATAATAAATTATTCATACAAAAATGATAATAGTTTTCTTTATTCATTTATTGATCTTTATTACAATCTAACTTATATTGACATAGAATCACAATTATCAGAAAGAACAGAGGATCAAAAAAGTGTTTGGAATGAATCATTGGTAGTTGATGGTGAGGAGATTGTTACACCATTATTACTTTCTAACCATCCAAATATGAGAACAACAAACATGTACATTGATAAATGGAATTTAGAAAATAGTTCTAGAGATATTAATACTACAATAGGTTATGACGCTCAGGTGTATTTTTATGATCGTACCACGAACGACGCGAATTATCATTTGTTAAACACTATATCAAATCCAAGAAGAGATGGAACTAAAATAGATGTTAGAACAAGAATACCAGATGAAAATACTAGAAATTATTCTATGGGTAAACAAGATAGGGATAATGTTCACAAAAATTTCTTGTTCGCTAAAAAACAGAATGAGAATAATATAGAATTTGTTGATAAAATTAAAATGAGTGTTATCATAAATAATCCAAATTTTTCACTTTATAGATTTCAGAATATTGAACTAGTTTTATATGAATTAAACTCAGCTTATGAATTAGAAATAGATAAAAAAACTGATTCTTATAAGATAAATGAAAGATTGTCAGGAGAGTGGTTGATAACTGGAATTAACTATATATACGAATATGGAAACTTTGTTCAAGAATTAATATTAGTTAAGAGGGAGTTGACATTGAAATATAATAAAGAGAAACTAGATCAAATAACTAGAAAATTTTATGAAATAAATCAACAAAATGTATAAAAAAAAAATAAAAAACAATGCCCTGGGATAATACAGAAGATGGTCAAATTATAAGAAAAAATATATTACCTATCGGTCTTGGTAATTATATAAGTGGATATGAGGAAGATATATATTATAATACTAATCTTCTTGGTGTTGAGGTTGATGTTAAAAAACCAGAAACCGTTAAGAAACAAAATGGTAACGCTGAAGTGATGGGGGATTTTATTAGAAGACAAGAAATGAGAGATGATTATTCAAATTACTTTAGATATGATAATGGGGTGGATGATCCACTTTTATTATCTTTTGATATAACGATTGATAGTAGTAATTCCCCACTATTTCAAGAAATGGATAAGGATGTTTTCAAACAAAATTCCCTAACTAGATTCATAAGAGAATATGATATATTATTTGGAGAAAGAGAAGTTTTACATAAAGAATTTGTATCTAGATTATCTGAAATATTTAGAATAATACCAAAACCAGGATTTATAGATAATTCTAGACCAAAATCATATTATATTAATAAGGTAGATGGTATGGAAAATTTTATGAAAAAAATAATTGATTATAAAAAAGATAAATTATCTGTAGAATTACAGGAAAATGTTCTTATGTCAAATACATATCTATCAGAATTATATAATAATCTAGTGTATTCATACAGAGATCAAAGAAATACTGCGCCAGAAAATTTACTTAGATTTAATATGGATATAGACTTATATGAATATAGAAATTATGTTATTCCTTATTATTCAAATAATAGTTACGAATATAATTTTAAAGAAAGTCCAAAATCCATAATGAAAATAACATTATATGATTGTAATTTTGATTTCAGTGAATCTAAATCTTGGTCACAACATATAACACAAGCTGGTCTTAACGCTGGTGTACCAAGAGATTTTAGTTTTATTGATTTTAATATATTTTATAAATCTATCAGAAGAATATTAACTCCTGGATTAATTGGAGATTCTTATATACTAGACAATAGATTAGCGTATGGTAATGATGGTAAAGTTAAAGATAAAGAACAAGACCAAGTTAATTTTGATATAAATAAATACTTTGGTGATTTTGAAAATGAAAGTAAACAGAATGTACCAGAAGCTGAAACTAGTGGTGGACTTTCTAATACAGGTGGATTATTGACAAATACGGCTAATTTGGGGGCAGATAAATTAAAATTACAACGAGAAATATCTGTAAAAAATTATATGGATAGTCAGAGACAGGGATTAATGAGGCAATTATTAGATGATGTAAAAGATTCAATAAATTTAGAAAGAATCGCTATTTCATTGTTAGATGAAACCCCACTTGGCCCGTACAGACAAATAATACTAGATGGATTAAATGGTAATTTCAATACTCTAAGAGCTGGCATAAGTACTTTTTTAACATCAGAAATAAATAAACTTCGTCAGCAAGCGTTTATGTCATTATATGAAGGATTGTATAATGATAATATAAATGAAGGTGATTTAGAGAGATTATATTTATCTCAAATGAATCTAAATAGTGAACAATTAGCTATATTGTATGGAAACACAGAAATAAAACCTATGGTAGATGATGTTGTATATCAGGAAGGTGATCCATTCATTAAACCACCAGATGGTGTTGTATACCAAGAACCTGGGCCATTTATTAAACCACCTGATGGTGTTGTATATCAAGAACCTGGTCCAGTCATTAAACCACCACATGGTGTTGTATATCAAGAACCTGGGCCAATAGTTAAACCACCAGATGGTGTTGTATATACAGAACCTGGACCAATAGTTAAACCACCAGATGGTGTTGTATACACCGAAAGTGGGCCAGTTGTAAAGAATCCAAATGGAGTTGTATATACAGAAAGTGGGGCAATACTTAAACAACCAAATGGTGTTGTGTATACAGAAAGTGGGCCAATACTTAAACAACCAAATGGTGTTGTGTATACAGAAAGTGGGCCAATTGTAAAAAATCCAATACCACCTAAGGTTGTGTATACAGAAAGTGGGCCAATTGTAAAAAATCCAATACCACCTAAGGTTGTGTATACGGAAAGTGGGCCAGTTGAAAAACATCCAATGCCACCTAAGGTTGTATATACCGAAAGTGGGCTAGTTAAAAAACATCCAGATGGTACCGTATATACCGAAGATGAAAATAAGAAAAAAACCTTATAATAAATGAATTTATTTGTAGGCTTAGTTGAGGAGAATAATGACCCATTAAGATTAGGTAGAATAAGAGTTAGAGTAATGGGCGTCTATGATGAAATACCATTAGAAGATTTACCATGGTGTGCTCCATTGAAAAGTATAGATGGTCGTAGTTTCTGTGTACCATCGTTAAATAAATTAGTTACAGTTGTTTTTACAAATGAAAACATTTACTCACCGATGTATATAGATTCAGAAAATTATAATTATAATTTAATGGGAAGATTAGAAGAAATGGGTGATGATGATTATGTAAACTTCTCCGCGTTACTGTTTGATAATAGAACTATGGTATATTCAGATAATAATGAATTTAGAATTGATTATAAATATAATAGTCTCACAATAGATGATGGTAGTATAAATCTTATATTAAAAAATAATGACCAGATTATAAACCTAGGAATAGGTAGTGAATCTCAACAAGTAATATTTGGTAATCATTGGTTAGAGTGGTTTGATAAATTTGTTAAAGAATTATTATACAATAAAACATCTCTAATTGATAGTAGGGGTGGTAATGTCACAAAACCGTTTTTAGATAAAATATTAAAAGAATATATAGACAAAAGAGTTGGTGAGACTAAACCAGATTATAGTAAATCTGATAAATTTCTATCAGAAAATGTTTATTTACCGTATAATAAAACAATACAAAGACCAACTAATTTCAGTGGTTTAATTCCAGATGGAACTCAACATTCACCAACTAGAGAAGATATCAAAAATGATAATGACTTATTATTCACTGTATCTAGTACAAGTGGTAGTATAGGGAATGGGTCATTAAATACCAATACATCAAGAAAACCAAGAATTAAAGAAAATTCACCGAATTTTAATATATCAGAATATAATGGTGAGGAGTATGTATCTGAGAAAGATAAAGTTAGAACAAAGGTTGATGATGTCTCAACAAATTGTGATGAATTAAATCAAATATCTGATGAACAACTAACAAGTAAATATCAATTATCAAAATATTATACTCTAGAAGATGCGATAAGTAATGGGTCTAGAACTAGAAAGTTATTAAAATTAAAACCTAATGAAACATGGTCTGGATTAAGTAAAAAACAGATTATATGTAATTTGAAAAATTTATTTGTAAATATTATAGATCCAATAACAGAAAAATATCCAAAAATAAGAGTAACATCATCTCTTCGTGGAGAAGGTGCGGGATCTTCGTTTGGTTGTTCTCAACATAATTTTGGTATGGCGTGTGATTTCCAAATTAGAGGAATGAAAAATTCTCAATACTCAGAAGTTATTAATTGGGCGAAACAAAATGTCAGTGGTTATGATCAATTACTGAGAGAAATGAAAGAAAATTCAAGAGGTGGTAGTGGTAGAGTATGGATTCATGTATCATTCGTCAGTAAACCATATGAATGTAATGGTAAAAAATATGGCGGGAATAGAAAACAAGATTTAACTCTTATAAACGATGGAAGAAATTCTGGTGGTAAAACTATAATTGGATTCCCAGATATATTTGGACAAGGTGGATATCCAGACTTGGCGTAATTCGTGAAATTTAATTTTAATATATAATTTAATATGAGAAAAATATTAAGATATAAAAAATTTCTAGAATCTAAAGTAGAGTTTGATTTAGCGAGAAATGTGGATTTACCAGCGGACAGAGAAATATACAATGATATAGATAAGAACGCGATAAACGCGTTGACAACTTCATCTGATGGATATGTTGATAACTCATCAAAAAGCGATACTGTTGTTTTTTCTGAAGAAGAGGATTATTATTATCCAAATGATGAAGAATTCAGGGGTAAGAGAACTCATGGTGCGACCAGCCACGCGATTAAACATTTGATAGAATTTGATAAGGAATTTATGATTAAAATGTTAAAACGAGCTGTTAAAATAGCTAGAAACTCTGATGAAGATTTATTGATAATAAATGGATTTGGTGAACCAGATAATATAAATCCAGAAGATATAAATAATCTAAATATCTTAAATACATTAGATAGAATACAAGATAAAGTAGTTATAAGACACACGGAACCAAATAATATCAAATCGGACGCGTTAGAAATAACAGAAACAGAAGAAAGTTTATTAACCAATGTTATACAACCAATCAGAAGTAGATATAAACAATATGGAGAATATATTATAAATAAATCGGTTGAATTGGATAACAATACAGAAAATGATATAATATCATTTGATGTTGATGGAAAGGGAGTTGATACTATTTATTATCATTCTAAATTAGGATTAGTAATGTTATATGATAGCCATAGAGACAGAATTAAAACATTATTTAAAATAAATACTAATATAGTAGATTGGTTAGAGAGAAAATTTAAAAATCAAATAGATGTTGATTTAGAAACTAAAACGAAATTAAGAGATTATGTTTTTAGGAAAAAGTAAAATAAAATTATTTGAGGAATATAATTTTGAAAATGAGATAGATGAGATAGATTTTTCAGAGTTTGATATTGATTCTGTTGATGACAAAGATATGTTTGATTATATTTATCAATATTCTCCAAAAACAATAAAAGATTATATAGACTCATTAAAAAATATAGAACAAAGAACGGATTACCACCCCGAAAAAGATGTTTACAATCATACAAAAGCTGTCGTAAATAGATTATCAAAGACAAAAGATATTAATTTAATTTTATCTGGATTTTTACACGATACTGGTAAAGATAGGACCCAGAAGATAGAAAAAGGTATTATAATGCAACCTGGGCACGAACAATATTCCGCTCAATTATTAAATGTTGGTTCACCTTGGAGAAACTGGGTTAGGTATATGGGAGGAGATCCAGATGTTATAAGATTTATAATATCAAATCATATGAGAATGAAAGATATGAAAGGAAACGATAGAAATGTTCGTTGGTATGGTAATTTAATAGATGAATATAAATATTATTTAAAAGTTTTTAATCAATCAGATAGGGGAGGATTTTAAGAATGAGATATTTAAAATTATTTGAAAGTTTTAGTGATATAATAGAAAAATTTAGAAATTTCAATTATAGATTAAAAATGATGCCATTTAGTGAGGAAGATTATATAAAAATAACAAAAAATCTAAATCCAAATAAATTTGATAGTCTAGGTAAATATATTGGAGATTATACGAAAAAAAATAACATTGAATATGGTGAGGTTAACAGTAGTTATTCCAAATTATATGTCTTAAATCTTATAAAAATGAATATATTTCCAAATGAAAATCCAAAATTATGTGATTTGGGGTGTGGATATGGAACTGTTGTTTATTTTTGTAATAAAATGGGATATGAATCTATAGGAGTAGAAAAAGAGATATCATTAAAAGAATATCATAATAAATTAGGAATCAGTGTAATATATGATGATTTATTAAATATGGATTTATCATTTTTAAAAAATATGGATGTTGTTTATTTGTATAGGCCAATTAAAGATTATAATTTATCAGAGAAATTGATGAAACTTGTTTATGATAATACAAAAGATGATGTAATAATATATTACACAATGAGTCATATAGGTACAGGAAGTGATCTATTTGATTATTTTATAAGAATTAAAAGTATTCCATATGGTGGTGATGATATTTATGTCAAAAATCTATTTTAATTTTTTAAATTTTTCACACCATTCTAAATGTTGTCTTCTCTGTATTTCATTAAGACCATCTATATCCAGTGTTAATAATTCTTCTAAAGTATATCTTAATTTGCCCTGTTTTTCATCATAAGAACATTGACCTTTTGATATTTTTAACGCTGTCTCCATATTTCTTGGATTTCTCGCCTGTAAAGTAGGTTGGTGTTGACCTGTTTTCTTATTAAACCAAGTTAAACCCTTTTCCCATTCAATCTGTCTTTCCGCGTTAAGTTTAATCCACAATTCTCTGTCTTTTTCTGAATTAAATAATTCCATAATTTTTAGTTTTAAAATTAAAAAAGTCAGGATTTTCCTGACTTTATTTTTTAGAAGACAACTTTTTTGTCTCTTTTACGATCATACGCTTTCTTGTTTTTGAAAACTTTATGAGTACCTTTGAAACCATTACCCAAGTTCATATTACGATCAGCGATTTTTACGGCTTTGATGTAGTCGTTAACATCAAAAGTGACCTTATTTTTATTTACTTTTTTCATAGTTTTTTTCTCCTTATAGTTTCAATTACAATACAAAGATACGGATTTTATTTTATATATACAAAAAATCCCGAAAGTTTTTTCGGGATTTTTTTCTTTATAGAGTCCATCAAAGAAAAACTACTACATCTTTAGTGTTGTAAATAAATAAATGGAAAAAAGTCATTATTTTTTAATTATATATAGTTTAAGGAAAAAAAAGTTTTCATTAATATTATATGTTAAAAGCCTACAAATACAGAATATATCCAAATCAAGAACAAAAAGAACTCCTATCAAGAATTTTTGGTCAAGTAAGATTTGTATATAATCTTGGTTTAGAAACTAAAATTCAAGCATATACAGGAAATAAGAAACATCTTGATATGTTTAGTTTAACTAAACAAATTAAAGAATTAAAAGATAATGAATGTGATTGGCTAAAAGAAAGCCCATCACAAGCATTACAAGCTTCAATTAGAAATCTTGATGTTGCATACACAAATTTTTTTAGAGGTGCTGGTTTTCCTAAATTTAAATCAAAATATTCAAAACAATCATTTCAACTACCTCAAAATGTGTGGTTGTCAGATAATAAAAAACAAATTTGGATACCTAAACTACAATACACAGACATAGACTTACATAGAGAATTTAAAGGTGAAATAAAGACAGTAACAGTCAGTAAATCAGTAACTAATAAATATTATGTATCTATATTAGTTGATAATAAACAAGAATTACCCGAAAAGAAACCAATAAGAGTAAATACTTCTGTTGGTGTTGATTTGGGTATAAAAGATTTTGTAATAACCTCAGATGGAAAGAAATTCAAGAACCACGATTTCTTCAAATCTGTAATGAATGAACTAAGGATACAGCAGCGATCCCTTAGTAGAAAACAAAAAGGGTCAAATCATTATTTAAAACAAAAAATGAAATTATCATTATTTCACGAACATATCAAAAATCAACGAGAGGATTACTTACATAAAATAAGTAAATACCTTGTAGATAATTATGATACAATTTGTATAGAAAATCTTGGTGTTTCTAGTATGATGAAAAACAATAAGTTAAGTCGTGCTATCGGTGATATGGGTTGGTATAAATTCAAATCAATGATTGAATATAAATGTGATTGGTACGGAAAGAATTTAAGTGTGATTGGTAGATTTGATCCTTCATCAAAAACATGTTCTAATTGTGGTTCAATTAATAAGGAATTATCATTAAAAGATAGA